ATGTGACGGGCTTTCGATCGGAAAAATGATTGACTTTGTACCAGAACCCGACAACGAACACGACCCGAAAGCTGTTGCAATTTTCTATGATGGTATCAAGCGGGGCTATCTTCCAGCAAACCAGCTTCAAACTATGTATCACGACTTCCGCGCCCGTGGGGGCGACGCGATAGGCATTATTACGCGCCTTGGCTCTGGAAGCCTTCAAATGCTTTTGGGTTTTTATGTGAAAACAAAAAAGCCCGCGACGGAAGGTAAAACACTTTTGCAGGACAACAAAAAAGCAAAGGTCTTCCGACTTTCCGGGCGCGTTAGCGACGATATGTTATCCAGCCTATCAATATACGAAAAGGGCGACGGCGTAGAATATGAATTCGATTACACGAAGGGCAAGTATTTAGCCACTATCGGCGGGGATATAGGCTATTTCCCAAAATCAGCCGAAGCACTGCTTGAAGCAGGCGCAAAAGCCTTCATTGATCGCATTGACTACGATAGCGAAAAAGACAAGTACACTGTTTATGTAGCACTTTTCCCAACAGAAGGATAACCCCGCACACAAACGAAAAAAGCCCCCGTGCCAGCCGATAACGGCCAGCACGGGGGCTTCTCTATGCGTTCAGTAATCAGGGGCGGGCGTTACCCGTTCCACGTGCCGCCCAGCGCGGCCACGGTGAAGCGTCCGGCCCTGCCGTCTACAATGAGGCGGCTTGCGGCCTGAAAGCACCGCACGGCATAGGCCGTGTTGCGCTCATATACGCCACTTGCGCCGGACGCGCCGCAATGATACCCGCGGGCGATCAAGGCGGCTTGCAGGGCCTTCACGTCTTCGCCCTTCATAAGCGGCTTTGTGATTTTCAGGACACGGGCAACCGCCCAGCCTTCCGCGGCGGGCGCGGCCTGCTTCGGATCGCCGCCCTGTGCCTCTTCGCCCTCCTGCGCGGCGGGGGGCCTTTCCTCTTCCGCGGCTCCACCGCCGCCAGCTTCGGGGGCGGCCTGCGGCGCGCCTGCTTCGCCCTGTTCCGGAATATCGCCGTTTTGATCCGGCGCATGGGCGGCTTGCTCCGGATTTTCGCCGCTTTCGCCAGCGTCCCCGCCGCTTCTGTTATCTGCTTCGGCGGTTTCGTTACTGCCGCCGCCTGCGGACGGGGAAGGCTCCGAAGCGTTGCCCGTTTCGGGGGCGGGGGCGTTTCCCGTTTCCGCGCCTGCGGCGGG